ACGTTAAGAAAACACTTTTAAATGCAGGTGGATCACTATCAAATAACGATCTAGCCAACAAAGCTGGCCGTGATTATTTCATCGGTAGAGTAGCTGGTGTAGACATTTATGAATCAGCATCAATTGATGTAGATGGTTCAGGTGACGCAGTCGGTGCGGTATTCCACCCACAGGCTATTGGTCTAGTTATGAAACGTGACTTAAGAATTGCTTCGCAAAGAGACGAATCAGCTCGTGCAACAGAAATCGTTGCTTCAGCGGCATTTGGTGCGGCAAGACTTTCAAACGCAAAAATTGCTAAATTAACAGCTGACGCTACACTTGCATAATATTATAGGAGGTATAGGATATGGCATACGCAAATAACACGCAACTTACAGCAGTTCAGCCTAGTATCGTTAATCACGGTATCACAGACTTTACTGCACAATTAACTGAAGCAGAAGCTGATGTAAAACGTTATATCGAAGTAAATTGGTTTAACAAAACATACACACAGGCTTTTAACGCAGTTGGTCGTAGAGTAGGCCCAACGTTTGATGCAACAAAACTTGTAGATGCTCAGTGGCAACGTGCTACTATCTACAGAGCTTTATATGCTCATATCCTTCCTCTGTTAAGTCCTTTCGCAGTTGGCGGAGATACTTTCAGAGAAATGATAGAACATTATAGAAATCGTTTTGTTGAAGAGATGGACATGGAAATGGCCCAAGGAGTTCAATATGATGGTGACGCAGATGGTAATATCACAGAATCTGAAACATTCAAACAAAGACAAGAGAGGATTTACAGATAGTGGCAAGTATTAGGGAAAGCATAGCAAGTCATATAGTGACACAGATCAACGCTATTACAGGTGTAAAAACTGTAACCAGAGAGCCTACAGATATTGCTCAATTAGCAGTAACTAGTTTTCCACACGTATTGGTGGAAAGTGCAAATGAAACTAGAGAGAATTCCAGTATAGGAAGTGCTCCTAGACAAGAAAGCACAATAGACTTTTTGATTAATGTAGTAGTGCATGGTAATAACAGAGACTCAGATAGAAACTCTATCATAGAGCAGATAGAAGAGAAACTAGCATTGGATACTAGCTTGGGTGGCAACGCCTCAGACAGTTTCACAAGCGAAGTTATTATACGTGAGATAGGTGAAACTAAACCATATGGCCAAGCGGCATTAGTCTATACGGCAAAATACTATCACAGTCGTGGTAGTGTTTAGAAGACAGTTTGATAGTAATCAAACTTAATAATTTATTTAAGAAGGATGAATTAAAATGGCAGAAACAAAAGGTGTATCAGGGGTAGTAAAGATCGGCCCTAACGGTGGCACAAAAACAGCGATGCTACACGTAACTGCATTCTCATTAGACGAAACATCAGAAACAATTGATGTTACGGCTTTCGGCGATGCAAGTAGATCTGTAATATCATCATTCAGAGGTTTCACTGGAACAGTAGACGGTTATTGGGATCAAAACGACACAAACATTGGTCACGATCAAGATGCTATTGGAACAGGTGCTGACTCAGGAACAGACGCAGTTGGAACTAGCCCACTAATCAAAGCTGGTGACAGAATTGACTTCGAACTGTATCCTGCAGGCGTAGGCTCTGATAATGCATATTATTCAGGTGACGCGATCGTTACAAGTATTGCTAGATCAGCAAGTTTTGACGGTGCGGTAGAATATTCTATCTCATTTGACGGAACAGGTGATTTAGTATACGCGGCGGCTCCGTAATAGAATAAGAGGGTTCAACGGTGCGTTCTACAAATGCAAAAACTATATTCAATCATATAGAAAGCAAGTTAGAACGTGCTGTTGACCAACTATTCATTCAGCTAAATACAGATGCACGGAACATAACCCCAATACGAACTGGGCGTGCAAAAAGAGGTTGGCGAAAGACCTCTACATATAGAATAGGAGATAGCAAAGTGCTAGTAGAAAACAAAGTCCCCTACATTGGTTTACTAGATCAAGGCAGAAGCCGTCAGGCTCCAGCTGGAATTATTGTTCCTGTTCTATCAAAGATACTTAAACAAAGGCGAACAATAAGATGACAAACAAACTAAAATTAATTGACAAAGCAACAGCACATTTCAAAGAAGTGTTAGCTGACGGACTGAAAGGTCCAATCCTTGTGCCAGAATGGGACACGGAAATTTATTATAAACCAAGCACTACATTGGCTGAAGAAGCTCAAGTGGTTGAACTTACACAAAAAGGTAAGTCAACTGAAGCATTGGTTATTACGCTTATTATGAGAGCCAGAGACAAAGACGGTAAAATGTTATTTGATTTGGCAGATCAATATAAGTTAATGAGAGGCGTTGACCCTAAAGTTATCCTACGTGTGGTTACACAGTTTAATGCAGATGCAGAAAAAACTGAAGAAGCATTGGGAAACTAAAGGACAATCCTAACATTCTGTTTCTGTATCGTTTAGGTGCAGAGTTAGGACTAACAGTCAAACAGGTAATGCAGATGAGTAGTGTGGAAGTTCAAGGTTGGGTTGAATATTTTGATTATATAAACAAACAAAATAAAAAAGCCCACAAAGGGAGACGTTAGATGGCAAATTCAACGTATGAGTTGATTGTAAAGGCAGTAGATAAAACTAGTGGTCCTTTACGTAGAATAGAAGGTAACTTAGGCAAACTAGAGCGTAAAAGCAAAGGCATTACGCTCGGTATGGGTAAGATAACTGCGGCTATTACAGCCATTGCTACTGGTGGTGCTTTACGTAGCATTGTAGCCACTACTGCAAATTTTGAAGACTTAAATGATACACTAGCCAGTGTTACGGGTAGTGCTGAAGCAGGTGCTAAAGCATTTGAATTCATAACCAAGTTTTCCACACAAACTCAATTTGGCGTTGAAGATCTAACAACAACATTTATTAAACTACAAGGTGCTGGTATTACACCAACACAAAAACTACTAACAACATTCACAGATGTAGCGGCTGTTACCACAGACCAAGTGGGAACACTAACAGCTATCACAGACTTATTTTCAAGAACTACATCAGGTGGTTTGGGTCTTGAAGAACTAAACAGATTGGCTGACAGAGGTGTTCCAGTATTCAAGATGCTGGAAGATCAACTGGGTATTACACGTTTAGAAATATCAGAATTTGGTAAAACATCAGAAGGTGCTAGGAAGATAACCGAAGCACTAACAAGAGCAATCAATCAACAATTTGGTGGTGCAACAGAACAAAAATTAGATAACTTATCAACTGCGATGAGTAACTTTAAGATTGAAGTTGGATTAGCGGCAAACAAATTGGGAACACAATTTAGACCACAACTTACAAAAGCAATAACAGAAGCAACAGCATTTCTACAAACAAATGATGAACTAATTGAAGCATTGGGTAGTGGATTGGGATCAGCTATTGTTGGAACAGCAGAAGCTCTCAAATTCCTAGCACAAAACTTTGAAGCTATCAAAAACGCGGCACTGAGTGTATTATTCATACAGGGTGCGGCGTCAGCTATCAACTTCTTAAAAGCACTAAACCCACTTCTTGGTAAAATGAACATACTTAATTTAACATTTGCTAAAGTAGGAACCTCAATAAAGAAAGTTATTTTTGCATTACCACTTGTTGGTGGAGGTTTGAAAACAATAGCAGGTGCGGCAGTTAGACTTGGTCCATTGTTGGCAAATCCATTTATTGGAATACCAGCCGCAGTAGCAACCGCATTGACTGCTGGATTATTCTTATTCAGAGATGAAACAATTAAGATAGGTGGTATCACTGCAACATTGGGTGAAACAACTCGTGCAGTATTCCAACTAATAGGTGGATACATCAAAGACGTGGCTGACTTTTTTGGTAATACATTTGGTTTTGTTATAGATGAAGTAAAAGGAATGTTTAGCACCCTGGGTGGTTTTGTTGGTAAAGCATTTACAACCATAGTAGGACTAGCCAAGAACGGTCTAAACAATATATTAAATGGATTCATAGTTACATTTGAATACATCAGAGGTATTGTATTTGGATTACCAAATTTCTTTATAGGTGCATTCAATGGTGTTCTTTCATTGGCTGATAGTTTTGGTGATGCAATAGCTAGAAAATTTTCAAACATATTTGAAGCAGTCAAACTAGCAGGAACAGGTAAGTTCACTGAAGCATATGAAAAACTAGGTGAAGATACAGGATTCAAGTTTGGTGAAGCATTACAAAAAGCATTAGATGAAGTTCCACCAATATTACCAGAAGTAGATACATCAGCTATAATGGCATCTGATAGATTGGCAATCATGCTTAAACCAGTAACTGATGCAATTGAAGGTCAGATTGTTACAAATCGTAAAGCAATACAAGTTCAACAATTAAAAACACTAAAAGACTTAGAAGCCGCACACGGTGCCGCTTTCTTAGCAGAACAACAAGCCAAAGCCAACAAAGAAACAAACGATGCGGCCAATGCTAATAGTAACTTAACAAAAGAAATAGAAAAACGTAAAAATGCAAGTGCAGTATTGATTGAAAGATTGTTAGAAGAAAAATTACAATTAAAAGATCTACAAGCGGCATTATTAAACGTATCAGACATTGCAAGACTAACAGGTCTAAGTGAAACAGAACTAACACAAGCATTAGAAGATCAGATTGCAAGTTTACAAAGAAACAAAGAAGCAGTTGATGAAAATGGTAAAGCAAAAGAAAAACAAAAAACAACTGTTGATAATCTAATAGACAGAATTAAACAAGAAAACAAAGATTTAGAGTTATTGAAAAATGCACTAGCAGATGTAGATAAGATTGCTAGAGCAAATGGCTTGAGTCAAGCAGAACTTACCAAAGCATTGGAAGAACAAATTGAAACACTTGAAAGAACAGGTGATACAGCAAACAAAGTTGGTGAACAAACCAAAACATTTGCTGAAGAAATCAATGAAGCAATCAAAAAACAAGGTGATAGTTTAGCAAATAATCTAGCACGTAGTTTAGCACAAGGTAAAGCAAGTTTGGGCGATTTTAAATCCTTCTTAAATCAAACACTTGAAGACATTGCTACAATGATTATACAAAAACGTATTACACAACCTTTTGTAGACAGCATACTAGGTTCAATAGGGGGAACCAGTGGTGCTGGAAGTATTGGAAATATCCTAGGAAGCATCGGCAGTAGTGGTGGAATGGGCAATATATTTGGTAGTATAACCAGTGGTGCAAGTAGTATCTTTAGCAGTATTGGTGGATTTTTTGGATTAGCAAATGGTGGTATTGCAAGAGGCAACAAGCCTTACATGGTAGGTGAAAGAGGACCAGAAATGTTTGTTCCTAACACTACAGGACAAGTGGTAAGTAATGAACAGTTAGGTAACAGAGGTGAAACAGTAGTTAACTTCAACATCAACGCAATAGATACACAAACAGGTATGGAGTTTCTATTAAGAAACAAACCGCAAATTATAGGAATGGTTAGCCAGGCGCACAATCAACGTGGGCGTCAAGGTATAACAAGTTAAGGAGTCAACAATGGCAAATTTAAATGATGTATGGAATTGGCCTAACAATAGTGCCAACGGATACGCAACAGATTCAGCAGACTGGTCAGGTGATGCAAGTCACGGTATAGACCAAAGAGTAAATAATATAAGAACATATGCTTATAAAGTTCACAACACAGGTTCATTACACTTTACAAATGATTTAAGTAGAACAACAGATGAACTAAATGAAGCATTTGCAAAATACAAACACTATGCTAATCATTACAGTGATGATACAAATCCTACATTCAATAAATTAGCCAAATATCCAATGGTAGAATGGAACATTCAACCAAATGGTAGAAGTATTGCAGGTATACACTATGAATTGAACAGCAACAATATGCCAAGAATAAGAGTGCAGTTCACACACGCACACGAATTTGGTAATGGTGAACAGATTGAGTTTTTTGGTTTTGATACAGATACAAACGGAGCACAACACAGAGAATTTAACACAATACAACCATATGTAGAGATCATTGATGGTTTCAATGTGGTATTGTATGAAGATTCAGCTCTTACAAAATTACAACAATTAGATAATAACTTTTTTGCACAAACAGATGTATTCTTTACAATGTTAGATGATGGAACAGGATCACAAGATGCAGTAGTTCATTTTGATGGATTCCAAGAAACATTCTCAGATGGTGATGTGTTACAAGTAGCAGATACATTCAATAACCTAACAGGAACTGTAGCCGCTTCAAGTGGAACATTATTGTATTTGGAAAAGATAAGTGGATCAAACAGTTTTTTCTTATACACAGATTCAGGTAGAACAACACACGCAACAATCACAAGTGGACAAGGTAAAGACAAGTTCGCAACACCAGCCACAGATGGTATTCCATTCAGTATAGCAAGTAGTGGAAGTGCCGCGGCAATAGCTGTAGATATAAGTGATAGTAGTTTTAATTCATTGAGAACCAATATAGAATCACAAAACATGACACCAAACACAAACACTGAAGATGAAACAAACATATTCAGAGGTTTTTGTAGAGTTCAAATAACAGCAGGTAGTGGAACAAGTAAAGCTATTCCAAGCAGTATGGATGACACAGCATTTTTTGGATACAAGTATACAAAAAGCACAGGTAATTTAGAAATACTAACAGATCCTACAGGAACTTTTGGAAGCAGAGATAGTAATGTTTTAACAGCAACAAATGCTAGTGGTAACATCACAGGTAACATCAAGATCATTGACTTCTGGAGTCACAGAACTGAATCACCAGGATCATTTGGCACAGGCACATCTAAACAAACACAAATAGTTCCAGCAAGTGGAGCAAATATAGGTGGATTATTTTTCACAGGACAAATAAATGAAACAGGACTTCAACCAGTAAGTCCATTATCACATCCACTAGCAAGTGAAGCAGGAACATTGTATAGTGGAACAAAATCAAGCAATGATGACAATCAGAATTTTGCCCAAGTAATATATCAATTAGAAAGTGC